GCCAAAGAGTCAAGAGATGGCTCAACAAGGTGCGCCTAGTGAAGGCCATCCACCTCGCGTACTACTGCGTGCGGGGGGCGACGATCGCGGCGGTTGCTGGCGCGTGCACGACCTTCGTGTCCGCGAACGGAGCCTCGTTCTCGGGAGCCCTTTCCGTGCGCATGCACACGGGGTTTTCGGTCCTCACGTCGCACTTTCTGTTGTGCTACATCGCCTTCATGGAGCGCGTCCCGGCGTTCGCCACGCTCGAGCGAGTCAACCCAGCGGCAAGTTTCCGCGCTTTGGCCCGTTGGGTTTGGCGGGACTTCGACGAGCGCAGACCAGTGGTGGTGGACATCCCTTCGACTCGCACAGCCCTCACTGAAGAACTGGTCAAGCAGGCTAAGACGCAAAAGAGAGCTAACCAAATCGCCGCTACCATGGTGCTGAGACGCAACTTGGTGTTGGCGCTGAAGGCCGAGCTCTTTGCGCGGATCATGACCGGCAAGACTGCTTACGCGCTCCCTCTCACAGCAGAATTCAAGCGCGACAATGCCCAGATGTGGCGCTACGCCCACATGTACGAGCGTCAGCGCGCCCTCTTCTCAGACATTAACTGGGGGGTTGGCGTGTTGGTGTCGACGTGCGCGGAGGTGGTCGACACCCTGGCAGAGCAGTTCCAGTTTCTCGTGCGGCTGTCGCCCAGTGCACATGTCAGCTTCAAGCTGCTAGCGGTGTTCGAGCTGATCGTGATGATCGCGGTTGTTGTGGGGCTTCCCTGCTTCTGCTGGTGGTTGTCTCGACAGCTGCGAGTGCGGTTCAGCCTCAAGAAGCCGGCCGTAAACGAGAAGCCGAAGTACCTGGCGCGGCGCGTCACGGAACACGGCGTCGTGCACGAGGTCGTCGTCGACGGAGTCCTACACATTTTGGCGGACTGCGACAAGACGGCCTACAACGAGGACGAGATGGCGCTGCCAGGCAGCACGCTGTATCCGAGCGCCAACAGAAGTGTTGGAGCTATCCTCGTCGCCGATGAGCGCAGTGAACTCTGCATCGTGGGTGTCTTCTTCCGAGTTGGTGATTACCTCGTAACCGCTGCGCACGTCGCCAACGGCGTCGGTGCTGGTGTAGCGCGGGTCTTCCTTTCCGGGGTGAAGAACTCCAAGAAGCAGTTGTACGCTGTTGACCTCGGCAGCGTCATCGAGATGGACAAGGACGATTTTGCACTCGACCAAAGCGCCATCCAAACCGACTACGATGTCTTCGTCAAGAAGCTCAGTAAGCGGGAGTGGGCGAAGCTCCAGATTGGAGTGTCGTCGACCAAGAAAGACTCGTGCTACGGGCAAACGGTATCTGCCGTCGGCTTCGTGGGGAACCTTTTCATGACTAGCTCTGGGAAGACTCTCACCGGTTCCGGCGCGGAGGAGCTCTGGCACTCAGCCTCGACTCAGAAAGGGTTTTCGGGCTCTCCTCTCTACTCGGGTAGCAGCGTGGTTGGCATGCATCTCTCTGGGCAGGGCGACAAGAACGTCGCTCTGCGCATTGAGGTCATTCTCATGTTGTTGCGCGACGAGCCGGAGTCTAACCAGCCAGATCGTGAGGACGTGAAGCCGGAGTTCAAGTTCAAGGGGCGCGCGCACAAGGTGCGTGAGCTCTTGGCCGGGGCACTCTACGGGTTCTACGACAACTCGGGGCGTGTCGACCTAGGTTGGACGCGTGAGCAGGTCATTGAGTTGATGAAGGGCTACCGGTCAGGGAATCCGGCGTTCGAGGACGTCGAGATTTTGCTGGATCCGGAGACCACGCCTCTCTCAGACCGTGCCTACCGCCAGATGATGCAGTTCGCGGAGTGCGCTGACTTCCCAGTGCCCGCGTTACAGCCGGCTGTCATGCCGGCCCCAGCCCAGACTGAGGCTGTGGAGGTTCGAGCCAAAGAACCTGCCAAGGAAGAAGCTTCGGAGCCTGACATCCCCGGAGTTGTGCGCCTGCCTGGTAAGCAGCGCGTGCATTGCAACCACTCCCCGGCTGATGTGCCGGAGGTAGCGGCATACCTCGACCGCAAGGGCCCTGTGCTGGCGGGACTGGGCTTCGACGCAAAGAAGTACCAGTACCCCGTCATCACGGCGGAGTCTGAGCGGGCGTCGATCGTCAAGCACCTCCAGCTCTACAACACCCGGGTTCAGTCAATCAGAGTGCCACCCACCCCGACAGAGATCACGAAAGCGATCCGGATCATCACAGAGATGATGGCCGAGAACGCCTATGAGCCCGACCTCGACTGGAAGAGTGCGGCTGCGGCTGTGCGGGTAATCGACTCGCGATCAAATCGGCGAAGAGCCCGGGACACCCGTACCAGTCGGCAGGCCACACCTCCATCGAGCAGGTGCTTAAAGCCTACACCAAGGAAGGTTTCGCAGAGCTAGTCATGCGAGAGTGGGACGACACTGAAGTGGAGCTCAAGGCTTTTACGAAAGCCGAGCCAACCAAAGAGGCGAAGATCGTCAACGGAATGCCCCGTCCCGTAACTGGGATGCCGTTGCACAAGACGATCAAGAACAACTGCGTCTTCGCAGCCTTCGCTAACACGCTGGTCAAGGACTGGAAGAAGTCCCCGGTCAAGTACGCTTTCAACCCGCAGCGAGCGGGCGACATCGCGCATCTGGCTGAGATCTTCGAAGGTCGCCAAGTCGTGGAGAGCGACAAGTCCAATTGGGACTACAATTACTTCCCCTACCTGTTCGACATTGCGTGCCAGGTCACCCAGGGGCTCGCCGTGCGACCGGCGGGTATGTCCGAGGATTCGTTCCAGGCGTACCTAGCTGACGTGCAGGGGTGCTACCTAGAGGTCACCAGACACGCCGTGTACCGATGCACCGACGGGTCGGTGTGGAAGTCCCAACACGAAGGCATCATGAAGAGCGGCTGGTTTATGACCATTGCCGCCAACAGCATCGGCCAATTGGCCGTCCACGTGCTGGCCATGCTTCGGCTAGGCTACACGGCTGAGCAGATCATGAGCCCCGAATTCGCGATCATCGTGGGAGGAGATGACGTTTTGCAGACCATGCCCCAGAGCTTCGACACGGAGAAATACCGTGGCGCCCTCATGGACTTGGGATTCGACGTTTCCGATTTCAAGGTGCTCAAGCAGTTCGACGGCTGTGAGTTCTTCTCGAACACGCTCTCCCGCCAGGAAGGAGTGTGGACGTTTCACCCAACTCGCTTCACGAAGCACGTGGCGCACCTCAAGGTCACTAAGATGGCGGACCTTGCCTCGGCGCTGAGCTCGCACATGCTCAACCACGTGTGGAACAAGAAGAAGTTCGCTTTCTTCGAGGAGATGTTCCGGGAGTTCCGCAAGGAGCACCCGGAGGACTTCCCGCTGGTGTTCCTCAAATCACGCCAGCGGCTCCAGTACAAGGTGCTGGGGCTCGAGTCAGCGTAGGTTGGCTAAAGGTCTGGCCCAGACCGTAAACGGGCCATCTTGCATATGCATTTTGTATTTTGTATGCTTTTATTTTGTATAGGTCGGTGGAGGCGCAAATGTTGCCAGAGTGGACACTACCGTACTTCACAGAGAACTACACGGGACCCTACCTTTCGGATGGTCGGTTTCAGAGTTCGGTGGAGGACGGCAAAGCACCGCCTCGCAGCAGACTGGACGCACTTTCGCGAGAACACGATTCAGCGTACGCTCGTTCGAGGACTTCGCGAGATCGCCGTAAGGCTGACCTCGCTTATTTTCGCGCGACGCGCACAATGGGTTGGTTTCCTCGCCTTGCTGGTGACATTGTCTTGTACGGCAACGACCCCGCACGTCTTTTTGGCCTTGGCTATTCTGACTCGGGTAGTTCTGGCGTGGATGGAGGAGGAGCAAACATGGGAAACGAAAACGGACGTGAACGCGCAACGCGTCTGAGGGAGGAGACTAGACAGGACGAAAAGCTGCCCATATGGGCGGTTGACTCAGCTGTAGTCCCCCCTCAGGCCGTGGTGTGCTACATGCCCGACGGAACTCTCAAGGGAGAACCGGCAGTAGGATCCCAGCTGCTCCAACAACCACGACAGTACATTCCGGACTTACACGCCTCTGGCGTTTCCGATGAGTACACAGGCCCCTCTCTAGGGGGGGGCCGGACGGTGTCAACAGCACTGCGTCGAGGTCAGCGCCGCCGCCGCCTGCGTAAGTAGGTAGGAGGAGGAGCAAAGATGACCAAGAAAAGAACTAGCACAAAGAACGCAAAGCTCGCAGCCCTGGCAGCTGCGATGTCGCGCATGAGTGCCAGTAACAAAAACAACAAGCCCCAACGGAAGAGGAAAAACGCTAAACGCGCTAACTCATCTGGAATGGGGCCAGTAGCCGCTATCAGCACTGCTCCCGTAGCCATCGGTAACTCGATAAAAGGGGCCCGGGCCGTGTCACGGAATACGTCGAACGGATGTGTCGTCCGGGGGCGGGACTTTATGTTCACCCCCATCGGCACAGCCTCGATTACTACGTGGACTATGGTCGGAGGCACCCCCTTGAGCCCGGTGGCTTTCGGTGACTCGGTAGTCCGCGAGTACATGCAGATGTACCAGAAGTTTCGCTGGCGTAAGTGTGTAGTTTACTATATCACCTCTTCGCCCACGAGTTCGACTGGCGACGTCATGTTCTACTACGGCAAAAACCGGGACAGTGTGTTCCTCAACCAAACGTCTAGCTTCCTGCTGCCCTTCGTGATTTCAGACCCTAATACGGTCATCGGTCCTCAGTGGACCAACCACGCTGCGCAGCTGGAGATTCAAGCTGACTGGAAGTCGACGGACTATGGTATGACCGACAACCCAAACGACTACGCGGCAGGAGAGATTTTCCTCTTGTCGAAGACTGCGTCGACAGACTCACCTGGCTACGTCTTGTTTGATTACGAGATTGAGTTCGCTGAGTTGCAGATTTCGCCCCGCCTTTTGTCGCTGCCTCTTCCGCGGGCGCAGTACACGAATATTGCGCTCACGTCGAGTGGCGCCAAGACGGCGGGCAACACGTACGACTTCATTTCGGGTGGTGGCACTACCTTGTCTGGTGGAGCCGGCGCCAACCCCACGGGGTGGGCGGTCGGAGACATCTACAAGGTGGTGTTCGACAACACCAACTCGACTTACACCACAGGCACCGCTGCGAACCTCCTTCAGATCCCGCTTGGCAACGCCAACACCCAGGCTCTCACTATCACTGATGGTTTGACGCTGTACGGGGTGGCTGACCAATCAGGGGCTATCGGGCTCTACGCAAACGCGCCTTCCGCGTACTCGGCGACTAACACCTTGCAAGTGCAGACGTCGCAAACGCCGAACGTTAACATCCAGGTGTGGGTCAGCCTCATCGGCTCGATGTCCACCCTGGGTATTAAGCCCAACTACTAAAAGCAGATGCAACTGCTTAACAAACACGCTGAATCCTGAATCAAAGGGAACAACAGAGAGAACAAATAACCAGACAGAAGGC